GCGTGACCGAGCAAAGTAATTGCATTAGAGCAAATCGATTCCTTTGATTCGGCCACAGTATTTCCTTATACAGTAGGTACAACTGAATACCAAAGATGAGCAACGAATGTGCTATCACCTGTGGTAAACGCGCCAGTTATGTTCGACAGGTATAGACCCTTGTTGACCGTAGTAGTAAAGGTCTGAGGAACCACACCTGTATTAAACATAAAGCCGGTACTTGCTGCTGCCTGGAATGTGGCGGCTGCGAGAGTCGTAGATGCAATTACCCCAGCACCATTTGCCGTGGAATCATATTGAATTGCGGCTACACCACCTGCTGCATAGTTCGCACTGACATAAGTCATCAGCAAATCCATCCTATGCAATACAAGCATTGTATTTGCACCACCAGCAGCTTTAAGAAGCTTGGGAGCTGCATACATGCCATTAAATTCATCGGCAGTAATTGGCACGGCTAAGTACTGCATCAGCAAAGGGCTGGTTTTGGCCGAGGTCACGGATGCGTCTGCTAACTTACCAGTTGTAACTGCCAAGTCATCAATCTTGGCGGTAGTGACTGCAAGATTGTTGATATTGGCGGTACCAATAACGCCACTAGGGAAAGCAGACACCACTGTAATCGTACCTGCATCACGGTCTATAGTTGCCACCTGATAGAAAGCAGAGGCATCTGAGCCTACTGCAAAAATCAGATCATTGACGGCAAGCATATAGACCACATCAGCAAAGTAATTGGCGCCGCCAATTGTTGCAATCGCATCCGTTGCCGAAGCATAAGTATAAATTGCCGGGCCACCTTCCAGTACAGTAGGAGTATTTGGATTAAAGGTCGTGCTTATCTGTCCTGAGTTAAAGGCCAGTGTAGTTCTTACAAAACGCAAAATTTCAAAAGCCATTTCAATTCTCCTTATTAGACAGACACGTCATTGTTAATTGCAATTACACCGCGTGGATCAATTACGACCGCGCCTGCGGAGAAAATACCGTTCACAAGCCATGAAGTATTCAATGGTATGTAGTTAATCTCGGTTCTAAAATCGTGACCAATAGCCATACCAGTAGACATTTTGTGCCATGCCAATGCTGTTTGAATATTCCCTGTCTGTGGCAAACCACCTTCCGTCATCTGAGGAATCGTAACCAGATTGATACCGAGGTAATCCAGCACCCAACCACGGTCAAGCATCCTGTTTTCGGTGTAGAAGGTAGAAACGAATTGGTCATCCTGCATTAAGGAACGAATGTTGGAAGCACTCAAGGCAATCCAGCGTTCCCCCTTAGGGACAGCATTATTTTCAAAGTTCTCGTACACTTCGGTGAATTTCAGGTAATTGAAGTTCGTGCCACCATCCACAATAGTGGTGCCGGGGCCAGCAGCCAGCGCATCGATGATTATCTGATCTGAACGTCTACCCATACCTTGACCCACAAGCATGGCGTTTTCCATCTTGGCATCAAAGTTAACAGTCAGCTCCTGAACGGTATCAACAGCAGTAGGAGTAGTGTACTTTTGAATCAGACAGGTGACTTTGGTGTAGTCGGGATCCTGAATAGTAACGGCAGCCAGATAGGCAGTAGGTACAGAAATTACTTGGTCTACCTTACGAAATTGTTCGTAGGCACCAATAACATCATTTTTCAGGCGAACTGAATCTCGCAGTAAAAAACCTTTTGAGCGGTATTCTGCTTTGACCAATTCATCGAAGTCTGTTTGTTGTACGGCAGTCAGTGACATTGACATGATAGTCCCTCATCAAATAATTATTAACGTCTCGCCGACATCGGCAAAACGACACAATTACTATTAAGGGCTATCACTCTATTGAGGTTATCCGATTGGGCCTCAGTGGTAGTTATCCGTTTCGTATTGGCTCTAATATAATCAACATTTCTGATTATGTAAAGCCCATGCTAATGATAGTCTATCTACGACTTACAATCGCCTCCAATTTCTTTTCCATATCTTTACGATATGCCGGGTCTGTTTTGAATTTGGCATAATTGGCATTTAACTCTGAACGATATTCTTCAATCGTCATTGATGATTGGCCTACTGTTGAATTGCCTCCAGGCACCATTGTATTGTTATTTAACATCTTACTCCTTAATTCTTCCAGGGCTTCAATCTGTTCGGCGGTTCTCATTCCCATCGTCAAAGCATTGTAAGATTTTTCTGACAGGTTTGAGCGCGCCCAGTTGTTTAATGTTGTCAGGCGTTCTCCTGCTTTTTCACCGAGTTTGGATTTCTCTTCAGTCATATCTGTTTTGAATTCTTCGAGATACATTCCGACAGACTCAAACATCTTGTCCATGACTTCCTGCGGCACATGCTTGCTGCGAGCCAAATCTGCCAGCTCTATAAATGGTTCATAGTTCGGCTCTATCCATGATTCGCCCTTGGAGAAGTCATATTGCTGAGGGGCCGAACCTTTTAACTTTTCAAGTTCGTTGAAACTTTTTGCGGCCTCAGCAACGGACTTAAACTTTGGTTGGAGCCATTCGGGTCTGGCACCTTGTCCGGGAGTATTGTCATCCCAGTGCCAGCTTGCTCCTGCCTCTTCTGTCGTAGTTGTTCCGCTATCTTCTGGAGTTGTTTCTGGTGGGGTTGCATTGCCTTCATCTAATAAACTCATGTTGATTGTTTCTCCGCTTCAATACGTTGCTCATGGGCCTTAATACTTCCGCGAATCAATCTGAAACCCTCTTTGAATCCCTCATAATACAAGGCTGCTTGCCCTGGTTCTGCGGCTCCCGGATTAACGAATCCAGGCAACAGGTATCGTTCCACAAACACTTCAAGCAGTTTTTTTCCCTCCTCAGTCGCGAATACCATATAACAAAGTTTATCAAGCTCAACAATATCAGGCCGTCCCTTAAGCTCATCAATTTTTTTCTGATACCCTTCAAAATAATTTTCCTGTTCCAAGTATGGATTTTTTTCATTCGGATTACGTTCATCAGTCATTGTAAAGCTCATCCTTGTGGTTGTGGTTCTTGTCCTTGTTGTTGTGCTGCATTCATTGCCTCATCCTGCATGTTCTGTGCATTCTGTGCTGCCTGCTGAACTTCTTCGGCAGAATTTAAATACCTTGGGTCTACCTGCATTTGTTCTGCAATCAGGTATGGTGCCAAGGCTGGATTGATAAACATCAGTGCAGGGCCTGCCCCGAAGACGCCCTGCATCAATTGATAATACTGCGTGAACCTTGATATATCCTGTTGGGCTTTTGCCAGCGCCAGCGGTGAGCGATACCGGAAATTAACTTTTAAACCTTTAAGCTCTGGCTTTGGCAAAAGACCCCTTTTATCGAGTATATAAGCGCATCTCTTTATCACTGGCCAGAGAAATTCCTGCTGGAGTCTTGAGAAGAGAGGGCCGATACGTTGTGCAAGATTTTGTTGCTGAATCATGACAGCCGCAGCCGTTTCTGGCTGTATTGATTCGTTTGGATTTACATCATTAAACATCAGGGTTTTAATTTGAATCCGTAAGTCAGCAATAGTTAACTGGGCGAACTGGGGATTCGAACTATCAGGCAAAGGTATGAGAGGAGGGCTGCCACCAGTGCCAATAGGAGCGATTGGGATAACAGTAAAAGGCTCCAACTTAAAAGTATGAGGATTAAAGACAGCATCGGAGAATCCCATATATGGTTTAAAAACGTTCAAGTTAGCCGATGCAAGTTCTATTCGCGCCAACTCATTCAGTGAAATAATTGACGGTAACGCATCCATTACAGGCCCGCGTCCAAAAACCTCGGCATTAACTTTCTGGAATCTCCAGACAATGCCTGGGTTCGATTCGTATTCTTCACAAAGTATTGGCTCTTCCTGAGTTCCAACCATATAGACATAAGGCTTTTTACGATGAGGCATATACATCACGCCTTCATAGAGCATTTGAACTACAGCATCCGGATTATCCACCAACATCAACATCATATCATCAGTAAGGCGTGCGTTTTGCCAGCGTATTTGTATTTCACTAATCTTTACATTTTCCCAATACCGATACCAAGACTCAATACGCCCAGTCATCGCTTCCTCTATGGCCAACTTATCCATCGGTACACTGGAAAATAATAAGGGCTGCTCATCGGTAAATCCATTTATCACCAAGCAGCTTGTTCCTATTGCCAAGTCGAAATAGCATTCATTTATGATTACATCAAAATTTGATTCATGAATGTACACAAAAAGCTTGCGCATGTAATTATCAAGCATTTCTTGTGCCGCATTGCGGTCAATATCTTCTTCGGTATCAAATGTCTCATCGATATCAAGATAGCCCCACTGTACTTGCGGAGGCGTCATGGCATCATGAAGTTTTGATACAAAAGTTTTTGTGGCCTCAATCGAGGTCGTATCATACAACCTCGTACCTTTGAATTCGCCCTGCTGTTGCTTGGGCCGATAGAATCTATTGCGATTGGGAACTGCGTAATAATAACAAGCTTCATGCAACGCCGCCCATAACCAGGCAACTTCCTGTGCACTGGCTCGCCTCTTTTTAAACATTTCCCATAGTTTCAAAGGTTCAAGAACATCCGAAACCAGTAAGGTACTTTCCATGTAATTCCTTTTTAAGCCAATGTGTCAGAATAACCTGATACATTTCCTCGCATATCCGTGCGACCCTGTTCGGCCATAGCCTTTGATGAAGCATAGTTTATTACCTGCTTCGATGTTTTCATTTGATTATCAATTCTTTGTGTAGGATTGTACACCATGTGCGGAATTGAGCTATTGTCACCCAGTCCCGGCATCAGGCCATTATTCGACATTGACTGCATTTGAGCCAATGGATTTTTGTTTATCAGCATACTGGACAAACGAGCCATTTAAATTCCTTTTTATGCCAAAGTCTCGCCGTAGCCGCCTTGAGCTTCTTCCATAAATCCCGGTGTACGATATGCGCGTCTTGCGCTTCGGATTTGCTTCTGGGATATTTTTGTTTTCTCAGCTTCTCGTTCTGACTCAACACGCTGAGTTTCTTTCTCCATAGTATCTTTTGCAGTTTTGTAATATTCGATTTGCTGGGCCGCCGCCTCATTGGCAGCTCGTCTATCTGCGGAATGCTGGTGTGGAATAGCATTAGAGATTTTTTTCTCTGCCTTATGAAGGAATTTTGATAATTTACTCATTCGTTCGATCTCCTATCAAATCCAAATGTGCACGTAGATGACTTTATCTTCAAACTCTGTTTCTAAAACTTCCCGTTCTACAAACTTTATCGAATAAGGAATCTTAATCTGTTTTTGAAGCTTCCTCAACTGAGTTAAAATTGTTGGCACTTCGAATCCCCATCTGTTTCACTTCCTCTTGAATCTGGGATACCTGACCTTGAAGCTCGTAGGATTCGTATGCCCTGATTCCCACATTGATTGATTCCATCAATTGTTTTATTTCTGAGGCATTAAATTCTTCTGT